CAAACTTGGCCAGCTGTCCGTAGAGCTTAATCTTGCGCAGCATGCCGAAGTCGCCTACCAGTGCATTTTAATAGCCACTCTCCATACAAGTCACGGCTCGATAGACGACGTTCTAGATGGTGCAGCACCTTCTGCTCACCAACGTAAACGCCACAATGATTCAGTCCTTTGCGGGCGATGCTCATCAAAAGCAAGTCGCCTGAAAGCAACTGTTCGTCTGGCTGCAGCTCTCTGAAGCCGGTCTCTGCCCAGCACTGGTCAAACGTAGGGTTACGCATAAACTCTTCTGGGTCATGTGGCCTGAGCCAATCTCTTAGTTCAAGCCCTTGCTCTGCGTACCAATCACGAGCAAGCGTCCAGCAGTCACTGACGCCCCAAACCCATTGCCGCCCAATCAAAGGCATCTTGAAGCCTGATGGCTTGAGGCTGCACCATTTCTCAGTGTTGGGATTGCAAATATGCCAAGTGACTTGACTTTTCTCGCAGGAAGAGCGATCCGCCTGACTTGGCTCTGGCGGCAAGTAAGGATGGCTATGAAAAACAGCAATCACTTCACCCTGATCTTCCGCCGCAGCCCAGTCACTTGTCTCAATAATGAATTGATCTCTTGGATTAGCTGCGATGTTTTTGCAAGGAAAAAACTTTTCTTTTCCTTTTACGCAAACAACAAGACCGCAAGCCTCTTTTGGATCTTCCTGCTTGGCGTGAGCCATCGCCTCTTCACGCCAGCTCATGCGACAAACGTACCAACCCCTGGAAAATCAGAAGGCAAAACTTGTCGCTTTGGAAGTTTTACCCCTGCCAAATCAAAAACAGAAGCAAGCTCAAACTCGACAACATCCCTGTTTTCAATAGACTTGCGATCTACATAGTAAATCTCATCTGGAAAACGCTGCGTAGAGTCTGGCGTTCCAAACGGGTTTGCTATGTTTTCAACCTGTATTCCTTCGCCATCTTCGAGCTGAAGCTCAAGGTCATCTGCAGTTGTCAATACATTATTTGCACCAAAGTTACCTGCATCAATGTATCTCGCTAAAGTCCTAATTCTTGTAAGCTTCGCGCCAGTCAAGTCATTGCCAACCGTTGTCTCGTTTACCTCTAGCAAAATTGACGTTACTGTCCCAAACAAATTGCTAACGCGCAAGGTGGGGCGTGGCAGTGAACTATTTTGGCCAGCAGAGTACTCAAAGCCATCAGCCTCAATTGGAAGCCTTAAATAAGCATTGCCTCCAAATGTGATATCAGCGTTATCGTTAGAGCTAGCCCCTGAGTGCCACCTATAAACAGTGCTGGCACCATGCAGTGTTTGATTCAGCTCAAGCTCAAACAGCTCAATAATTGGTTCGAGATTTGGAGCTTGTAAATCAGATACTGGTACTGAGCTCATGGCTCATACACTTCGCGGAATGTTGCCTGTATCGTAGCCCGGTTCAAGTAAGGGATCGACTTAGACCACTGATCACAAACCCACCTGTAAGTTGTGCTTTCGCCAGGCGGCTGCCAGTTAAACGGTGCGTTGTCACTGGCGCGTGCATCTAAGAACGTTTCAATCGTGTCGGCATCAGTCTCTGACACTTCAAAGGTCAAAGACCAAACCTTGGGATTTTGGTTAAGGCCAAAGGTAAGCCGCTGTTCATAACCGTCACCAAAACGCACGGTTCGCACGTTTGGCTTGTTGGTTTTTTGCGCGTTATACGTTGGCGCTATCGAAGGGAAAGTAGCCATCAGCGAGTCAGCAGTCCTCCGGGTCGTTTTTGCTTGATCAACTCAGCCTGGACAGCAGCGCCAATCGCTTTGCCCAGTTGATTGGCGGATGGACCGTTGCCTTGAACAGACGAGCCAGAAGCATCCACGTTCACCACGATGTTAGACCCGCCCATTGCGTTGTTTGGAACGATATTGCCTTGCGCTCCAGGAACAAACAACTCAGGACCACGCTCGCCAACCATGTAAGGCCGACCTGCGCCAACCGCTCCTCCAAGTGCTCTTTGAGCAATAAGTGTTGGTGGTGTAAATAGTCCTTTTGGATCAGACAGCGTTCCCCCGTCTAAACCGGGAGCAAGGCTTGGAATAGTGCCCGATTTACTTGCTGGTGTACTTAAACCTCCACCCCCAAGATTGGGTGAGAAGAAACTCATAAACAGGTTTACTGCTTGCATCTTGATCTGAGCTGCAATCATCTGTGCAGCCATATCAAGGAAGTGATCCGCTGTGCGCTGAAACAAATTGGCCAACGCCTGCTGAGCACTCATGCTGCCGTCAACAATGCCTCGGAACGATTCGCTAAATGCATTACCCAAAGTCTGTGCCAGGCTTATTGCTTGGAACATGGGGTCATTTAGTTTTTCAATCTGTGCTTGAGTTTCCCTAATAAACGTATTGATTAGATTTTTTTCTTCAGCCAACGCCTCCATGCGCGTTCTTATGTCATTCAACTGCGGCTGAGACAGCTTGTCATCCTCTCTTAGCTTTCTAAGCGCTTCTTCAATGCGAAGACGCTCTCGCTCCTCTTCAGTCGTGGCTTGGGCAAGAGCTAATTGATGATCAAGACTCTCAATCGTGGTCTCAAACTTTTCTTGCCTCTTGCGTTGCAGTTCGCCCAACTCACGCTCCACATCTCTCTGAGCAGCAAGCTTTTCAGTGGCTGCTACGATGTTAATTGCATCCTTTTCACGCTTGTCTGTAACCCCAGCAAGATCTTTTAAACGCTTGCCTTCAATCTCAGCTATTTTTTGCTCACCTTGCAGTCGAATGACAAGTTGCTGGTCCTCAGCAGCATTTGCAGCAGCAATTTTGTCTTTAAATCGAGAAACATCAATTATTGCTTGACGTTCAGCCGCAAGCTGACCCAACCGTTTTTGCAGACGTGCTTTTTCTCGCTCTTCCTTTGTAGGTCCAAGTGTTTTAGGTGGTTTAAAACCTAACGTGTCATCTAAAGTTGTTCGACCAGTTACATCAATCGCCTGCCGCAAACCCGGTATTGCCTCATTTGCAAGGACTCTTTCTTTTACAGCTGTTGTAAGAAGGCCCGGCACAGTAGTAGGCAGATTGTGTCGCTGAGCAGTTCTTAAATCCCGACCACTTAATTCTCTAACACCTTGTTCTTGTTCAACAATTTTATCAAACCGAGCCCTAGCCTCTCCAGTCAAAGAGTCACGAAGGCTTGCAAACTGTACTTCTGTTGATACACCGCCTAAAACTTTGTTAATTACTTCAAGCAACTTTGCCAAAGGCCCAGCTACAAACCCTCCAACAGCTACAAACAGATGATTAATAGTTTTAAGAAACTCTTTGACCTCATCGCCAAGAAATTGAAAGCTCTCGACAGCGTTTTTGCCAATTTGACTGGCAAGATCTTTTGTCAAGAGCGTTGCAAGCTCTTGCATTTTTCCTTGCTGCTCTAACTCAAAAGCATGCTCTTTAACCGCATCACTGCTAAACAAGTTCTTCTCGCGAAACATCTCTAACGTTCCAGAAGCTGATGTCAACGACTTGCCGATATTCGAGACATCAGCAATAAATTGATCAATCTGCTGACCAACAGCGCTAAGCCCAATTTGCGCTCCGAAAGACCCCGTTAAGCCACCTAAACCGCCGCCGATAACTGATCCCGCACCACCACCAAACAACAGCGGGAAGCCAGCGCCAAGAGCGACACCTTCAAAGCGTTTTTTACGATCTTTTTGCGTTGTTTTCCGGGCTCTATCACGTCTCCTTAACTCTTCATCAAAAGCCTTTCCTTCTCGCTTGCCTTCTTTAATTGCAAGATCTGTAAATCTAACGATGTCATCAACTTTTTGTTGAAACTCAATTCTGTCATTATGTAAACCTGCTTCAAGTACCCGTTTGTCAGCTTGCATTTCAAAAGCTGCAACTTCTTGAACTATTTGTTTCTCTAAAGTCGCTGCAGCTCTAATTTGAGCTTCAAGCTGCTTTGCAGCTGCATCAGCAGATGCACGAGTGACGCTTTGAGGCCGTGTTTTAATCTGAGACTTTAAAGGCGCTCCTGCGGCTGCTGCTGCTAGCTGCCTTGCCTCATTTGCTCCAGCCACCATGGCTGATTGCGCTGTTTTGCGTAAATTGCTAAAAACGTTTTCAGCATCTCTACCAGCCTTTAGAACGCCCTGAAGAGCTTTTTGATAATCAGCTGAGGCTTTTAAATCTTTTTGAGTCGGCGAAAGGCTAGAAATACCAGATTTACCGCTAGAACCACCCCCTTTAGGCTTTCCGATCTTGGAAATTGCTTTATCTATATCTTCAAGCTGACGCTCAATTTGCT